CTGAAAACAATGACTTATCCACAGGTGACTTAGATACTGGTTCCGTAAGTGTACCTGATGCCACTATGCAAGAGGATGAAACCTTTGCAGCCACTGAGTTAGCTACAGGTGTTCCTTCATTAGATACATCAGATTTCGACCAGACACAAACATTTGAGTTCCCTGATTTAGAGACAGGTGACGTTTCTGTACCAGATATAAGTATGTCAGAGGAAGAAACTCTCTCTGCACAACTTATGGTCATTAACGATCCTGAGACTCCCTCTGTTGACTTCACTCAAGGTCATAACTTAGGTTCTGTAACCTTTGTAACTGGTGCAGTTAGTGTTCCTGATGTAAATATGTCAGAGGAAGAAACCCTTGGTGCAGTAAACCTAGATACAGGGCCTGTAGATTTAGTCTTAGACAGGATTTATCAGGATCATACCCTAGGTGATGCAGATAGTATAAATACAGGGCTTCCAGTATTTGATAATGTCACTTTACTACAATATCACATACTTTCCGTAGATAATATAGATACAGGCAAACCTGAAGTTGGTCTACCTAATGTTGAGTCAAATCACATATTAGAAACTGATGATCTAATCACAAACTTACACATACTTGGTACACCTCTATATGATGCTGACTTAGCACGTGAAGTTAATGCAGACAACAGAAAAATAGGAAACAGGGCAACTTTCTCTGGCGGTAATAAAACCAAGTTTGGACGTACTGCTGGAAACAGAGTTAAGGTAGGATAATGGCTTTTAAGATTAAGACAAACGACAGCAGCCCAAAGTTGACTGTAGACCTAGAGGATGCAGCAGGTAATGCTATCACTCTAGCTGGTTGTGCAGCAAGGTTTCATATGAAAGCGTATGGAGCAACCACACTAAAAGTTGATGCTGTTGCTGACATCACAGATGAAGATAATGGTCGTGTTGAATACACTTGGGCATCAGGTGATACAGATACTGCTGGAACTTACTATGGTGAGATTGAGGTAACCTTTGCTGATAACTCAGTAGAGACATTCCCTAACTCTGGTTACTTCACAATCATTATCCAAGAGGACCTAGACTAATGTATGATCCAGATACTTTACCCACAGAAGAAGAGATCAACAAAGCTGATAAACCTCTAAACAAGCCATTTCGCCTACCCAAGGGTTCTAGCAAGAAGTTTGGCGTATACGTTAAGGATGGCGACAAAACCAAGAAGGTTACCTTTGGTGACCCTAACATGGAAATCCGTAGGGATGATCCTAAAGCGAGAGCAAACTTTCGTAGTCGTCATTCCTGTGATACAGCAACCGATAAGACTAGCGCACGTTACTGGTCTTGCAGAATGTGGAGTAGTAGTACCGTGGGCAGTATGACCAAAGATATTACAGGCCAAATCCTAAAGGCCGATGAAGAACAACGCATGGTCTATGGCTGGGCCTCTGTAGTAACCGAAAAGGGTGAACCAGTAGTTGACCGCCAAGGCGATGTAATCGAACCTGACACACTTGTTAAAGCTGTAAACAAGTTTATGGAACATGTACGTGTCGGTAAAGAAATGCACCAAGGTGAGCAAATTGGACGAGTGATCCATTCAATGCCAGTCACTAAAGAAATAGGTGAAGCCTTGGGCATCCAGTCTGACCGTGAAGGTTGGGTCGTAGCTTTCAAAGTATACGATGATGACGTTTGGTCACGTGTTAAGTCTGGTGAACTAGCTGCCTTTAGCATTGGCGGCAAAGCAATCAAGGAAGATTATGACGATGCCTAATCTACTTAAACAACTTGAACTAGAAGAGTTATCCCTTGTGGATCGCCCTGCCAATGCACAAGCAATGGTATCCCTGTTCAAACGTGACAACTCCGATGAGGAAGAAATGAACCAAGAAACAGAAAAGTCTTACGACGAAGAAAAAATGGACTGCCCAGATTGCACAACTGAAAAAGCATGTGATCAACACATGGAAGTTGCAGAAAAGTCCGAAGAGATTGACCCTATGGTAGCAGAGATCGACACACTGAAAGCAGAGAACGAGCGTCTACGCAAGTCTTTGATTGAAGCAGGTTATGTCATCAAAGCAGAATCAATCGAAAAGAAAGCTGAACCAGAGTACCTAGAGTACAACGGTGAGCAAGTAAACAAAGCTGACATCCCAGCAGTGATCTTGAAAGCCCTAGAGGAAGCAGAGGTCGCTAAAGCAGACGCAGAGTTGACTAAATCAGCAACAGAATCCCTACCTCACTTTGACGTAGATGTTGCCAAGGCTCTTGTCGCTAAACATGCTGATGACGAAGCTGTAATGAATGTCCTGAAAGCTGCCGACTCAGTGTTCGCAGGTAAGATGGAAGAAGTCGGTAAATCGGACGCAGACGGTGAGTTCGCTTCTGCTGCTGACGCACTAGATGCAATGGTTAAGTCTTACATGGACGAAAACCAAATGAAGAAATCAGAGTATGCCAAAGCATATGCTGCTGTAGCTAAAACAGACGATGGCAAGGCTCTTATCAATAAATCCTATAAGGGGGAATAACAATGGCTGTAATGCAAAGCCGTGATACACGCACATTCAACGCTGGTGAGGACCTATCGTCAGCACAATTCAAGTTCGTCACACTAGAAGCAGACGGAAACGTAGACCTAGCAGACGCTGCTGGTGAGCGTTGCGTAGGTGTTCTACTGAACAAACCAGACGCTGCTGGTAAAGCTGCTACTGTTGCTATGACTGGTAAAGTCATGGTTGTAGCTGGTGGTTCTGTAACTGCTGGTGACGAAATCGCAACGGACGCTTCTGGTGACGCAGTAACTGCTTCCTCAACAAACATTGTCATGGGTTATGCCCTAGAGGATGCGGTTGACGGACAAGTATTTGCTATCGAACTAATCCAAGGCGGCAACGCTGCTGCGTAACAAAGCATAGAGAGGAATAAATAAATGCCTATGTTGACACCATCGGCGGTCCACCTAGACCAGCCGCTTACAAACTTGACCATTGCTTATGCTCAAGACCAAAACGCTTTCATTGCTGACAAAGTTTTCCCTGTTGTAGGCGTAGAACGTCAGTCTGACAAGTATTACATCTATGACCGTGCAAACATGAACCGTACAGGTGACGTTGCTAAACTAGCACCACGTACAGAAGTCAACCGTATCGGTCAAGCAATCTCAAACGATTCATACTATGCAGACGTTTATGGTCTAGGTATGGACTTTGACGAACAGACACTTGCAAACGAAGATGCTGCACTAGACATCCGTGCATCAGGTGCGCAAACTCTTGTCAACCGCCTAATGATCCACCGTGAGGAACAGTTCGCTGATACATTCTTCAAGGCTGGTGTCTGGGGTACAGACAGCACACCATCAAACTTGTGGTCAGACTACACAAACTCAACTCCAATCAAAGACGTAACTAACGCTCGTCGTACAATGCAGTTGAAATCTGGCGGCTTCAAGCCAAACACAATGGTTGTCGGTAAAGAAGTTCGTGACATCTTGATCAACCACCCAGACATTCTTGCACGTTTGAACGGTGGCGCAACTGTAAACAACACAGCGATGATCACAGACGCTAAACTAGCGGAAATCTTTGAAGTAGAGAACTTCTACGTCATGGAAGCTGTGAAAAACACTGCTGTTGAAGGTGCTGCGGAATCTAACGCATTCATCGGTGCAGACCACGCATTGTTGGTACACGGCCCACGTAACGCTGGCCTAATGACACCAGCAGCGGGTCTAACATTTGCTTGGAACAACATTCCATCTGCAAACAACTTGGGTATCACTGTTGAGTCTTTCTCAGACGATGCATTGAAGCGTCAACAAGTTGCAGAACACATTCAAGTTAAAATGGCTTATGACATGAAAGTCACAGGCGCAGACTTGGGTTACTTGTTCGAGCAAGTGATTGCATAAATTACTCTAGGGGGGCTTCGGTCCCCCTTTCCCTTTAGCTAGGAAAGTCCCGATATGAATTTTGATATGCCAATGCAAATTGACCAGCCCTTGTTTGTCAAGGTACCCTTCGATGGTTCTGGTCGATCATGGAAAACACAAGAACACTTCCCTTGGAAGGAAATGGGAGTAGACTACGAGCGAGTGAAACACTTGTACGGTATCCGCTTCCTATACCACAACGAAGAATTAGCAGCTAACCTAAAGGTTGGTGATGGACTAGAAGCACTAGACCTTGCTGGACTAAACGAACTTGTCAATACGATTAACGCCAAGGTTAAAGCTAAGACAAGTAACGACACAGAGTTCCAACGCAAGAAGTGCAAGAAGTCAAAGATACTAGACAAACAGCGTGGCCTGATACGATCTTGGCGGCGTAACTATGGCGAACTAGAGGTATGATAAATGGCTTGGTCCTATGATGAACGTAACTTAAATACAACGGATGCTTTGGGTCGTCTTAACGCCACACGGTTTCTGATTGGTGATACCAATGAGGATGACCAGCAGGTACAAGACGAAGAAGTTGCGTTTGCACTGGCCCAAGCTAACAACAACACATATTTCGCTGGTGCATTTCTATGTCGCACCATTGCAGCTAAATACTCACGTAACGTAGACGTAAAGATAAGTGGTGCCTTAGAAGAGACATCTAGTCAACTACAGGCCCACTACCTTGAACTAGCAGAAGCCTTGGAGTATCAAGCACAGAAAACTGGTGGTGTACTTGGTATCAAGGCAGGTGGTATTACTAAGTCCACTGTAGATAATGTAAGAGAAAACACTAACCGTGTAAAACCTTCATTCAATAAAGACCAGTTTAAAGTAGACGAACAATACTACGACTACGAGTAAGGAGTTAGCCATGAACGCCTACAATCTACTGCGACTTGTGCAGAGACATGGTTCTACTCTGACCTTGCATAAGGTGTCGGAAGGTACGTATGACCCTGCCACTGGTTCCCTTACTGGGGGTAGCACGACAGACTATGAGATCACTGGTTATATGTATGACGCAGTTACTGGTATAGCTACAGACGAAATAGTCAGGGGTGTAAAGAAGCTAGTAATACCTGCACTAGGGCTAACAGTAGAACCAGACGATGGTGATACAGTTTCTGGCCTAGGTGATAAGGTACACATTGATAGAGTTACTATCTACTACTCTGCTGGCCTTGCTGTTTTGTACGAGTGTGAGGTTAGAGAGTAATGGCTGGAAACTCTGTTAAGATACAGGTCAGTAAAACCTTTGAGGATAAACTTAAAGAGTTAGACGAACAGATAGAAGAGGATAAGCGTGAAGCTGTACGCAGTAGGGCATTAGAAGCCCTGAAGATGTCACAGCCGTTTGTTGACACTGGTGCCTACATGACCTCTTGGTCTATTTCTGTCGGCAGGGGTCGTCCTAGAGGTAAGTCATCAAGAGGCAGACCTAAAATGGATGCTGGTGCTGCGTTTCAGGAATCACTGCAAAACATCGAATCAGACCTAGCAAAACTTGATATGTCTAAAGATGAGTTTATACTTCGTAATGGCGCACCTCATGCTGACCCAAACTGGTCTGTCGAGAGAAAGTACAGGGTCTTTGCTAGATTAAAAGGTGGTAGCTAATGGCAAACATTGATAAGGACATTCGTGCTGCTTTAGAAAGTCAGTTATCTAGTATTACTGATGTACCATCTATAGCATACGAGAACGTGTCGTTTAGTCCGACGACTGGGAACAGTTACATCCAAGTATCTTATGCCCCACTAACAAGACGACCAGCCGCACGTGGACTAAGCCCACAACAAAGGTACGATGGTTTGTTCTTTATTAACTGCTATGCACCAGAGGGTAGTGGCCCTTCTGCTGGCGATACACTAGCCAAGAATGTTATGGAAGCATTTGAGGCAACCACAAAACTAACTCACAACAGTAAAACTGTTTATATTGACTATGCAGAAAGGCAATTAGCTTTTGTGGATAGCCCTTGGTATGTCGTACCTGTAACCATAGCTTGGTACGCTTATAACTAATTAGGAGATAACTCATGGCCTTTGCACAGGGTTCACGTTCTAGCTTGTCGTACATCGTAGAAAGCACATTTGGTACGACACCTGCTGGTAACTTTACAAACTTACCTTTTTCTACTCATTCACTAAACTTGTCTAAAGATCGTGTTGCTGGTAATGACATTCAGTCAGACCGTATGCCACGTGTTGATCGTCACGGTAACCGTCAGGTTGGTGGTGATATTGTCGCTGACATGCGTGATGCAGACTACGACGAGTTCCTAGAAGCTGCCATGCTAAACACATGGTCAACTAACGTACTTAAAGTTGGTACTACACCTAAGTTCTTTTCTATTGAGGACTATGCTGCTGACATCGACCAAGCACGTTTGTTCACAGGTATGACTGTCAACACGATGGGTGTTTCACTTGCCCCTAACCAAATGGTAACAACAACCTTTGGTATGGTCGGTAAAGACATGACCATCGGTGCTACAGAGAAAACTCAAGATGCAGCATCTGGTGCTTCACCTTTCGATGCTTACTCTGGTGACCTATCAATCGGTGACGTAGGTGCTGGTTCAGCATCAGCTATCGTTACTGGACTAGACTTCACATTGACTAACGGTTACGCACCTACATTTGTTGTTGGTGATGACTCAGCCCCCAGCCTAGAGTTTGGTCGTGCAGAAGTTGAAGGTACACTATCAGCATACTTTGAAGATGCTGCACTTATAAACCGTTTCATCAACGAAACAGAGACAGAGATTGAAGTGTCTGTTGGTGACGGTACAAACACAATGACATTCCTATTCCCACGTGTTAAGATTAACTCTGCTGACGTTGGTGTAGATGGTCCTACGAGCCGTGTAATCTCTATGTCTTTTGTTGCTCTATATGATACAACAGAAGCGACAAACTTGAAGATTACTCGCTCTGCGTAATCCCTAGCTAGGGCGGGGGGTGTTGGTGTCGGGTCTGGCATCCCCCACAATTAACCCGACTATCCCGAAAGGAACCTGACATGGATTTAAAAGATTTAACACCTAAGAGTGATGTAGTTGTAGTAGAACTAAAACACCCTGTAACACAAGAGCCCTTGTTGAATGAGGACGACAGCCCTATGACAATTTCGCTGTATGCACCTCACACTAAAGAGTACAAAGTGGTCCTTTGGGCAGTTACTGATGAACGACTAAAAGCGGCTGCAAAGACAGGTAAGATTGAAGTTAAAGCAGAAGATTTAGAGACTCAATCAATCGAAAGCCTAGCTAAAACTACAAAAGAGTGGAGTATTACTTTTGACAGTGAGAAACCTCCTCTTAGTTATGACAAAGCAAAACAGATTTACACTGAGGTGTTCTGGATTAAAGACCAACTTGAAGCTGCCTTGAGTAGCTACCTAAATTTTTTGAAGGGCTGATACGACAACTAGAGGACTATGCGGAACATCAGTTCTCATTGTTAAAGTCGTGTCAGTCAGGTGGTACTGAACGTGACCACTTAGAGCAAGTAGAGAAGCAGACAGGAATTAGACCAAAAGGTTTAGATGGTCCTACACTACCTTTTTTGTTGTCACACTTATGGTCTGCTTTTCTTCATCTTAACTCTAGCAGAAGTAGTGGGATGTCCTCTAACCCTATTACATTTCAAGAGATAAAAGCGTGGGCCGAATTAACCTCTACCCCACTAAATCCTACTGACGTAGAGATCATAAAGAGGTTAGATACCTTATATATTAGGAGTGCATAATGGCAAGGGCTGACCTTAAATATATCATTGGTTTTGAGACTAATGACTCTGACGTTGTTATGGCAACTAAAAGGCTAAAACAACTTCAAGACCAAGTTAAGTTCCTTGAGAACCAGCAAAAGCAAGGTGTTATTAGTGCTAACATCATGCGAAAAGGTCAGAAGCAACTTAATGATGAGATTGCTAGACTTCGTTCAGCTACTCAAAAAGGTGGTCAAGCACTAAGAGACTACATCACTCAAGTTGACAAAGGTGGTAAAGCCCTTCGTCGTAAAGAGATTGCAGCACAACAAGCTGGTTATCAGGTACAAGACTTTATCGTACAGGTTCAAGGTGGTACTAACCCACTTGTTGCGTTCTCACAACAGGCATCACAGTTGGCAGGTTTCTTTGCTGGCCCTTGGGGTGCTATGATTGGTTTGGGTATTGCTGCTGTATCTGGCTTGGTTATGGCGTTCTCTGCTGCTGGTCGGGCTTCCAAGGAGTTGAAAGAAAACCTTGAAAAAGACGTAGAGGACATGAACGAAAAGTTGAGGGAGTTATATACTGGCCTCAACCCCATGCAACAAAAACTTTCAGATGCCTTAGCTGCTGCACGTGCAGAAGAAGAAAAAGCCTTAATGGACTTTAATAGAAGGTTTGAAACTCTTGCTAGAATGGGTGTACATCCAGCCGATATGGGCATGGGGGTAGAAAACAGGCGCATGGAAAAAGCTGCCGCTGCTGTAAAAGAGGCTCAAGAGGACTTAGACCTTTATAACTCTAAGTTAAAAGAGATAAAAGACACTGAGGCCGCAAGAGCAAGAGAAGAGAAAGAACGTCAGAAAATTGCATCCGATACGGCAGCAGCACTAGCAGAGCAAGCAGCAGCAGACAAAGCAGCAGCAGAAGATGCAGAAAATAGACGAAAAGCTGCTGAGAAACTCCTAGAGAACTTTGGCATACAACTAAAGAACCGTGGTGCTATTGTTGGGCTAGAGGGTGAGTCACTGTTACTTGCTCAACAGCGTGTAGAAAAAGAAAATATTTTACGTCAGCTTGCGGCACAAGGTAAAGATATTAGTGACTATGAGGTCCAAGTGTTGTTGCGTAAACTTGGTCTACAGCACCAAGCAGAGATTACTGAGTATCGTATCAACAAAGCCAAAAAAGATAACCTAGAGGCTGAAAGAGAAGCTAAAAGATTAGCTGCTGAGAACTTACGTAGGCTACAACAAGAAACCCAATACTTAGATGACCTAGCTAGTTATATGGGTAAATCTTTTGAGGACGCTCTTGTAGGAATTGTAGATGGTACATCTTCTGTTAAAGATGCATTCAGATCAATGGCTGCTGACATTATTAGGCAGCTTTATCGTGTTCTTGTCGTACAACAGATGGTTGGTTCATTCGACTTTGCTACAGGTGAAGGTTCTGGTTTAGCAGGTTTCATTGGTGGACTATTTAAACGTGAAAACGGTGGCCCTGTTTCTGCTGGTACACCTTACCTTGTTGGTGAGAAGGGTCCAGAACTTTTCGTACCATCGTCTAACGGTAACGTAATGTCCAACAAACAAACAATGGGTGGAACTACTGTCGTCCAGAACATCAACATTTCCACTGGCGTACAACAGACTGTACGAAACGAAATCCGACAAATGATGCCAATGATCGCTGAAAGTGCTAAATCTGCTGTTGCGGATGGTAAACGGCGTGGTGGTAACTATGGAAGGGCAATGGCATAATGGCTATCACATATCCTTTATCTTTACCGACAAACATTGGTATGGCTAGTATAGAGCTACGTACCAAAAATACTGTTGCGGTATCTTCCAGTCCATTTACTTATAAGCAAACTGTACATGCATATGATGGTCAAATGTGGGAAGCTGACATAAGTTTGCCCCCTATGAACAGGGATGACGCAGAGTCTTGGATAGCCTTCTTAATGAGCCTAAAGGGTCGTTACGGTACTTTTCTACTGTATGATCCAGCAGCTAAAGTGCCACGTGGAACTATGCGTAACTCAGATATCACTGATGTAAATGGGTCGGCTGGAGATGATACTATCAGCCTCAATGCTACGTCTGGTAAGACACTAAAAGCAGGTGATTACATTCAGATTGGTACTGGCGTAAACTCGGCACTACATAAAGTCCTAGTAGACTTCACTGCTACTGGTACTGATGCAGACCTAGAGATATGGCCTAAACTTCGTAAGGCTCACACTGATGAAACTAACGTATCTGTAGAAACTGCTGTTGGTTTGTTTAGGTTATCTATGAATGAGACATCTTGGTCTGTCAATGACGCTAGTTTTTATGGTATCTCATTTGGTGCTGCGGAGGTTGTAGGATGAGCCGTACTATATCTTCTAGTTTACTTACAGCACTTACTGGTAGTGTTGTCGAACCGTTTTATGCTGTAGAGTTGTTCTTTGATAATGGTACACTTAGGTTTTGGACAGGTATTGGTGATAGGACTATATCAATAAACGGTACAGATCAAACTTTTACTGGTACTGGTTCTTTACTTAGCATAGGGCCTGCTGATGAGGTTTCTGATTTGTCTGCTAAGTCTATGTCAATAAGTTTGACTGGTTTGGATAGTGCTATAATTTCTCTGGCACTACAAGAGCCTTACCAAAGACGCATAGCTAAGATATACCTAGGAGAACAAACCGTATCTGATGTTATGCATTTGTTTAGTGGCTATATGGACACAATGGATATAACAGACGATGCTGATGTATCTACTATACAACTTACAATCGAAAGTAGGTTAGTAGAACTAGAACGTGCATCTAATTGGAGATATACAGATGAAAGTCACAAAACCCGACAATCTGGTGACACTTTCTTTTCTTACGTGCAAGGTCTACAGGACGCACAGATAGCATGGGGAAGAAAGAGTTAAACAAATATATCAGCAGTGTTTCTAATGTACCCTTTGAGTGGGGAGTGCATGACTGCTTCACTTTTACTAACAGTGCTTGGCAAGCAATGTATGGTCACGGTTGGGCCGATGACTGGGTTGGCAAGTACATGACAGATGGTCAACCAATGAGGCGTGATCAACTAAGGAAAACATTTAAGTTCTCTACCTTTGAACAAGCACTAGGGTCTAAACTAAAACCTTACGAAAGACCTATATATGGCAGCTTGGTAACTACCAAGAAAAGGCAGAGATGGGTTATAGGTGTTGCTATGGGCATCTCTTTAGGGTCACGTTGTGTGTTCCTAACTAAAGATGGTCTAGTTAAATTACATGCAGAAGATGTAGAAAGTTGTTGGATACCAAATGTCTAAGTATAAATTAGGTGATATTACAGTCAAACA